ATTTGTCTGGGAAAGCTTAAATTCCTCTCCTCGCTGCAAGCGTACCATAATACTCCGCACAATCCGTTTTATGATATATTCTTTTAATCCTGCTGCAAGGCTCTCACTTTTATCTGTGATCTCCTGTAAATATTCTGGTGTCAGCATATATTATTCCTCGTCATATTCTATTCCATCAGCCTGATTCTCTGATTTTGCCTGTTCAATTAATGCTTTTGCCTCTTCCCTGGAATATTTTAAAAACTTCACATAGTATTCTTCCCACGGATAAATGCCCCGTACCGCCAGATTGTAGTGATGCACTTTATCTTCCTCAAAATTATACGTGATATCTCCAAAGGCATAATTTGCTGTGTAATTGCCTACCGGTGCCAGATTATATAAATCGGCAAATACTGACTGCGCGTAAAAAACCTGATCGAGACATACCTGTAATGCATCCCTGATATCTTTGATCAACTGTATGGTCCTGCGATCGTCTGATTCCACCTGCGTTGCTGTTACCATCCCGGTTTTCTGGTCAAACGCAAAATATCCATTGGAATACCCACATTTATAGCCAATGTATGAAAGCTGTGCATTGATTCCTTTGATTCTTTCATCTACCTTCAAAGGTCTTTCCACCGCCTGGTAAAATTCCTGATCCCCCTCGCCCGATACCGGAATGAAATGTTTCGGTAAATCCAGTTCAACCTCCTCATTTACCTTGTGCCCCGGTTCTCTTACAAGTCTTCTGTCGATCAGTTCCAACGCTCTGCTGTCCTTCACTTCCTCACTGTATCTGCTGTATGCAATATCCAAATCTTTTAATTCTTCCATCGCGTCAGAATAGATTGCCATTCCCAAAGGACTGTCAACATCTATGTCATTGGCCGCCGGCATCCGAAGCACCCCGAACATCATCCCATTTAAGCCAACTTCGTTTTTTGTTGTAATTGATACATCCGGCAGTAAAGTATTCCATTTTGTCTGGCTTAATTCAATCTCTTTTCCAAGTTCTCCTGAATTGCTGCTTACATATGCCCTATTGGAAATCTGGTAATATTTCACACTCTTGTAATCACCATCTCCATAATTGACCTTTGCATCAAAAAATCTGTGATATTCCTGCTTGGTATAATATTTATCATTCTCTCTGTAGCGATCTTCAAATATAATCCCGGCAATCAGTCCATTTCCATCTTTCCCAACAATTTCAAATCTGTCCGGTGTCACAAAGTCAGCACCCACTCCGTTTGGTTTTATAATAATCGTGCCGCTTGCACAGCCATATTCTACCCAACGGCGCAGATTCGGCATGATCGCCCTTTCACACCATTCTGTCATATAGTCTTTCCTGCTGCCATCGAATGTGATTCCCAGTGCCAGATTGGTCAGTCTGGCTGTCTCGGAGCAAACAGCTTTTGCAAATTTAATTGTCTTGATTCCTTTGGTATGATCAACCCAGGATGCTTTTCCCTGATATACATCCATCCAATCTGTTATTGCATCTTCCATTGCATTTGAAGTAATTCCTGTCACACCAAATTCATTTTTGATATTTCCTTTGAACATTCTTTTTATCCTCTCTTTCCACATTCCAAGTGTCTGTATAATTCCCATTTCATCCTCCTAAGCTTTATGTTCACTTCTACGCCACAGTGGTTCATAACTATATCTCACGGCATCTATCGTGTGGTTATCAGCATCCGGATACCCACTGATCACATTGCCATCCTTGTCTCTCTCATACTCATATTCTGTAAATTCTTTATATGCATGAGGTGTTCTCGCCTGATCAATAACAATCGTCTTTCCCTGCAACCATTTCATCCCATACTCTACGCTTCCCGGTCCTTTAATTGCAGGTCTTGCCGGTAACCCGATATCAACATAGTCTCCTACAGATTTTTTCTCTGCACTATCACATACAATTTCATAGTCATCATATCCATGATCAATGATCCACTGCCCTGTCTGTGTATTCTTTGTCTTTTTGACTACGTTTTCCGCAATCAGATATATCTTTTCCTGTGCCGGATTATAGTAACTTCTGATAAATGCGTAAGGATCAGGAAACCATCCCCAGTCTACTCCCTGATAGATACGATCCATTCTTGCAATCTCATCATCTGTAATCTCTCTCAGTTCCAAATAATCGAACACCATACCTCCATTTCCATTCGCCACGCCCATATATTCATGCTCATATGCATCCGGGTTTACCTCCCGTAAGTGCTCTGCTTCTTCTATGAAATCTCTTCCCAGCCATTCCGGCGGCACATCTTTATATGTTGAATGGTGTACGCACATCGACTCCTTTGGTGTCTTTACGTAGATATTAACCCAATTACTGTTACTCTTCGGTGGATTGAAAAACTTAAATACATATGCATCATTACCACCACGGATAGCCGACTGTTCTATATTTCTCACTTCCTCTGGTCCACTGAACTGGTCTAACTCCTCAAATATCACAATTCCAATATAACCGAATGGCGGTTTGATAGATTTAATCTTTCCAGGATCATCCGCACCTCGAAAGTATATTTTCTGTCCAGTCGGTGTATATGTTATTTCGAGTGGGCTTAGTCCAAACTTCCAGTTGTCACGGTCAAACATTGGGTTCTCCGCCTGCTTATCGCATGACCACTGCATTTGTGCATATACAGAATCTCTCAATGTGTCTTTTACCTTTCTGATCACCAATGCATGAATATTATGATTGTTTTCCATAAGTTCATAAGGAATGATTGTTCCACAGGATGATTTGGTACTTCCTCGTCCTCCTTCAAAAACATATTCTCTATGTCCATGTTTCCTGATATCTCTCACAACTGAATGAAATGTATCCGCCACAACATCCAGATCTGTATGATACGTTCCCCTGTTCAAAGCTTCCTCTTCG